ACATTTCGAGTTCGTCTAGGGGGCGGTGGGCTCCCAACGATCTGGCTCTGTTGAACCCGTCTGGCTGCAGCGGGTTGTACGGGTATTCTCTACGTTTAGACATTCTGCTTCCAAGCGGTCCCTAGTTTCCGGGGTTGCTTGGTTGCAGTAGTTGACGGGAATCAACCCTTCCAGTCTATCACCGACTTGAGGTGTTCTTCGGCTATGATCCGAGTTCCTTCAGGATCGTACCCGGAAGGTTCACCTATCTTCCATGCCCGGTCGTGGTTGATCCACCCAAGCATTTCAACAGCCCGGAACTCTGGGGCGACAGGGCGCACCACGAACAGGACCAGTTTGTTCCCTAGTTGCCGCTTGCGCACAGCAGCGTTGGTGCTGGTGCGTACTCTGCGTACCTCAATGTTGGTGCCCACGTCAGGCAGGTGCCTGTAGTTGGCGTGGTCGCTCTTGTGCCAGACGTGACCTGACCAGTACTGGTTGGTGACCTTGGCTACAGCAAGTTCTCCGATGCATGCTGCGACCTGTGCAGTACGGTCGTCCTCCATTCGCTTCTTGTCGTAGTGTGGTGCATCACGCTTGCCCCAGTTTTCCACGAACCGACGCGCCCCCACGTGGGAGGCCCACTCGTACTCCCACGGTTCCAGTTCAATCAGTATCAAAGTGGTCAACCTTTACTGCGCTGATGCGCACGATTTGCCCATCGTCTACCCACGCCACCCCGTTGAGAGCATCACACGTCAACTTGAGATAGTTGTCAAGGTCGCCTCTCAAACTCTTGGCACTGTGAGGGGATTCGCATACAGTCAGTATAGTGACCTCAGGCGTGTACGCAACATGGAGTTCGACTGGCCCCTCAAATATGGGTCCCTTGGCTTGTCGCCACGCGGCCGCTATTTCTTTCTCCTCGTCAAGCGTCCCTTTCGGGGTGAAGACCTGCCCCTTCTTGTTGTGACGCGGGCGTGCCTTGACTTTGGGTCGCCGATCTATCCGGATAAAGAAACTTTTCATTTTCTAATCGACCCGGTTAGCCTGCGCCCTGTGCAGCCAACAACGACTCCTTGGTTACAGCCTTCTCCGGGAACGGCTGCGACACCTTGAACGGCGTCGGATGCAACGCCCCGGCGCACTGCTCTCCGATAAACCAACGACGCATTCTAATTTCGCCTGTGATGCGCGTCAGGTAATCTCCACTGTCGGCATGCTCTATCTTCAGCAGCAGCGTGTCATTGTCGCTATGCCACATACTGATCGTCCAGTCGCCGTGATGTGTTCGGTATGGTATCATTCCTGTTCCTCCCAACTCCATATGATGTGTCGCATAAAATGTTCGGCTTCCTTTCGTTTGGCGAAGAGCGCATTGGTGCGGCCGTTCTGGATGACAGCGTACCGTTTCAGCGAGTGACCTGTACCTGTTGCAATAGTTCGCTTCCGCACTTTAACATCTGGCCGGTCAGTCATCCCGCCCCCTGTGGGCGCCCGTGGGCACTGTACGCGTGCGGTGTCGCCCGCTTCTCCTTGGACGGTTGGGCACGCAACCACCCTTCCAAGGTCAGCGCCTCCCACGACACATGTGCGGGCATCTTCTTGACGTGGTGCGGTTTCGGATCAACGACCCGTTCCAACCGCCCTATTTGACCGTGGGCGTTGGGTTTCGTCACAGGATTATCATTCCCTCTTCCATGCTTCCAAATGCGCCGACTCCAACACGCCCTCCAACCTTTCTTTACCATCCGGGCGTTTAGCATACTTGCCGCCCCAGTCTTCGTCGGCACTTTTCAGTTCGCTGAGGATGTCACCGTCCCTGTACGATTGGCGGATCATAGCACACGCCAGACTGAACAGGGTCAGCGACCGGTCACCGTGGGGTTTGTCCGCTGTTCGCCGTGGCCCGTTGCGTCGAATGGCTTCTGCCATACCGGTGAGCCTGCTCCCCCTGTAACTGTACGATACGCGTCTAATAGGGGTTGGTTCGTTGCGTCTGTACAGTTCGTGGGCTTTCTCCCAGTCCCCGGGAGTGGTTCTCGTTTCAAGAGCCTCAGTCACAAAGTCGGCGAGGAGAATGTTGCCAAGAATGTCAATCATTTCGTTGCGGGCAGGTTGCCGGTCAACAGGGTATGGCAGACGCATACCGTTTCCCATCTTGCGTCCAACCAACGTCACCTGTTTCGGGTTGACTTCTTTGGTGGGAGCGTCCACGATGTCGCACACCCCGATGAGTCCTTCACGCACCACACGTGCCGCCACGGGTTCAGTGAAGAACACCCACAGGTGGAAGCCCTTGGAGCGGGAGCGTTCCACCCAACTGGTGATACCTAGTTGTGTGAGAACTTGGCGAACGTTCCGGGCATGAACAACCGACGTGTCCTCCCCTTCGTCCCAATCAACACACCCCCACCACACCACAAACGCCTGAGAGGCCCCTGAGAGGTCCTGTAAGGCGATGAGGGGGTAAACTCCGACTCCTTTCCCATCGGAGGACAGGTGGGCTTCTATGGCCCTCTGAAACCCCTCTCCGGAGGCAGCGTAGTAGGAGCCGTCGGGGCGTTCCATGGGGAAGAAGCCACCATCAGGGTGGGACTTGGCCATACTCCCCCCCTGAAAGAGGGAAGCGAACCCTTCTACAACCTCGACGGAATTGGATGACCCACTCATAGGTCCGGTATCAGTTCTTCATGGTAGGGGTGTACGTGCCCGGCTACCGGATCCAAATAGTATGTCTGATCCAACAGCCGCGCTGTGCGCTTGTTCTTGCACAGGTTCATGTTGACACTGTTGGCGTGGTACTCCTGTTCCCACTTTGACAGGTCGCTGCGATCCTTCTTCCGGTACACCTCAAGCACAAAGATGGCTTCATGTTCGCCACCGTAACGCCCCCCGTACAAACCCCCCGCGTACCCGGGAGGAGAACTTCCACGACCCGACTGGTGTACAAGCCCGACCGGTACCCGCTCAACTTTCGCCCACCGTTTAACAGCCTGCGCCTTGGAAGTCACACCCACCGAATCTGCTTCTCCCCCCGGTAGCAGTTCAAGGTAGTCGATCATTGCGAACGACGGTTCAACCCCCCACCATGCACGAGCCTCGTCCAACACCCTTGACATGTCTTCAAGGTGCATGGGTTCGTCCACGATGGCTACACGGGACAGTTCCTGTGTCGCTGCACGCTCCAAGTCCGACAACGTGTCCCTGTCGCGTGCCTTGATCGCATCCTCAACCCCTTCCGAAGAACGGCCCTTGAGTAGGCAGAACAACTTCATCAACACCAGTTCACGCGGCTCATCCAAAGAAAAGATGACTGCGTGTGTGTCATGATGGTTGATTAGGTTCCACACAATGCTGTTGAGCAGGATCTGCGACTTGCCGGTGTGGGACCGTCCCAGAATCATCATCACCTCACCGCGGCCCACGCCGCGTGTCGCAAGGTCAAATTCTGGGAAGCCCAGATACCACCGGTCTGTCGGATTGCTGATAAATCCGACGAGACTCTCCACCACAGCAGATGTTAGAGAGAACCTCGTGGGGGGTTCCGGAGTCGAACTGGGAAAGGTTTCACCCGCGTCTTGCACTACAACCTCTGCAAGGCGACGGGCTACTTCCTCCTCCGTGTGAAGGGTCGCCACTGGTTATCCTAAGATAATTCAGGCGGCACTGGCCTTCTGACGGATCTGTTTGCCCACTTCGGCAAGCGCCTCACCAGTCTTACCAGTCTGCGGGTCTACAAACCAATGCGGGAAGCATGGGGTACCAGCCGCATCTTTCTGGGCAAGCCACAACCCCTTCCCGTCACCCTTGCGACGGTAGGCGGGGCGTTTGGCATTCTCGGTACCAGCCAACTGGTCGGGCCAGTTCGTGAACCACTGGCTTGAGTTGTTCATCAGGTCACGCCAGAGATCCTCCTGCGTGACACCTTGGGCTGCAGGGGCTGCTGGTGCCGGGGCGGGAGCCACGGGAGAACCCGGACTGCCCCCGGGAAGGCTTTTCTGCAACCTCCGTACAGCGACCTCGGTGATCTCGTAGCCCACACCTAGGGCCTCGTAGTTGGCTGTGGCGAGGCGGTCACCCCACGCCTTTGCCTCTGCGATCACATCGTCTGAGGAACTGTCTCCTTCCATGGAGAACTCAATCGACGCGGTCGCCTCCTCTGACTCGTAGGGAGCGACCTGTGTCACGCTGCGACGTGCGACGGTCACCCTGATGTCTGTTAGTTTACTGCTGGTTGCCATGGGTCTACCTTTCTATAGTTGGTTCCATGGATCTGGTCCCGCTAGTTTGCCACGGCATGAATCCCACGCCGGACACCACTTGGGTGAACAGTGCCATCCCGTCATATTCAACGGCCACACTGGCAGGTCAGCGGATATTAGTGTTCCCGCAGAGCGGGCCAGCGCAACCAAACTAGCCCACTCTACGGGTCCGTACTCTGTGGGGATTCTATGAACTTCCCCCCGAACTAGGTGAACGAACTCGAAGCCAGTGCCCTCCTCTACGATACCGGCAGTGACAGCAGCCCACGTGTACGCAGCGGCCTGCACCGACCACTTCTTCAAATCGGACGCATCAAAGTTGCTGGGTTTGCGACCCGGATTCTTCCAGTCGATAAGCGGCAACCCGGCAACCTGCACACAGTCGACGGTTCCACGCAACCAGATCTCCGGCTTCTGGTCCACGATCAGCGGAAGTTCAAAGGTCCATTCGGCTGCCACAGGTTGCACAGTGGGGCGCACTTCGTTCCA